CATTGCAAGATAATCCTGATGTGCGGCAAGTCGGTATTCCACCAACGGCTAATATCCTTAATTATCAAGGTAAACCGCTCAGTCGAAACAAGTTTTGCATAAACAGTTGTGTGCTATTTAGGCCGCACGATTTAAGGTATAAAATCGACCATATACTTAAAGAAGATTACGGGATGTCGGCCGCCCAGATAAAACAGTATGGTGGCAATATTCGGTGTGAATCATTGCTTATGCATTGGCAACATTGGACTAATCCCGGTGGTATTTGTGAGTGGCGCACTGCAGATGGACAAATGTCAGCCGCTAACGCTTTGGTCCGGGATTTCCCGGAGTGGATTCGCCACAACACTAAGAAACCCGGCGAAGTAATATTTAGGTGGAAATAACATGGCAGGACGACCGAGTAAATACAATCCTGAGCGCGTACAAAAGATATACAACGCGCTTTCAGCCGGCAATACACGCCGTGATTCGTGCGCGTATGCGGGCATTTCAGAAGACACATTTGCGGTCTGGCTAAAGGAAAAATCGGATTTCTCGGACTCCATAGAAAAAGCGGAAGCGGATGCGGCGGTGCGTAATGTGTCTATTATCGCTAAAGCCGCTCAGGAAGGAACTTGGCAAGCGGCCGCATGGTGGTTAGAGCGCCGCCGTAAACAAGACTGGGCATTGAGGCACGAATTTACAGGGCCTGACGCCGGTCCGCTGAAGATTATTGTGGAATATACGAAGCAGAGCATTTAGCCTTTATGCAAGAAATTACGTTGCATTTGCCGGAACTGCATACAGGGCAAGAAAAGGTGCTATCGGAAGCCAGACGGTTCAACGTATTAGCGTGTGGGCGGCGTTGGGGAAAAACTACGTTAGGTGGCAACCTTATCGCGCCGATAGTAATTGACCGGCGTCAATCGTTCGGGTGGTTTGCGCCAAACTACAGACTCCTAGAAGAAGCCTACGTCGCCCACCGAAAGATGTACGCTCCTATTATTTCGCGAGCGGTAACAATGCCGGCGCCGCGCATCGAATTAGTAACTGGCGGCGTAATTGATTATTGGACACTTAGTGACCCAAAAACCGTTGCGCGTGGACGTAAATACGGTGCTATCGCTGTAGATGAAGCGGCAATGACGCCTTACCTAGAAGAAGCATGGAATAAGGCGCTGAGGCCGACGCTAACCGACTACCGTGGGTCTGCATGGTTTTTCTCCACGCCGAACGGCCATAACTACTTTCATACGATGTATGAAAACTACACTCATGACGATGAATGGATGTCGTGGCAAATGCCGACCACGGCTAACCCACACATCGACCCGGCTGAAGTAGAAGCGGCCGGACGGCAGTTACCAAGTTTTGCGTTTAGACAAGAGTATTTAGCAGAATTCCTAAACGCTGATGGTGCACGTGTACATCGCGAGTGGTTGCGCTCAGGCGACTTTGATGAAGATGCACCGGTTTACCTTGGCGTCGACTTGGCTATTTCTGAAAAGGCCGGCGCTGACTATACTAGCATCGTTGCTGTAAGCATACTGGAGAACGGAACGGTGTATGTCCGTGACGCGGCACGTTTACGAGCGCCTTTTCATCAAGTCCTCAATTTCGTAAAGCAAATGGCAGATAAATGGAAACCGAAAACCATTGGTATTGAAAACGTGCAATATCAGGCCGCAGTTATCCAAGAACTGCTGAGGACGACTAAACTACCGGTAATAGGCATCCGGCCGGATAAGGATAAAGTAACGCGCTTTACGCCGCTTGAAGCACGGTACGAGCAAGGGTTAGTCGTTCACAGTAAATCGCTACCAGCATGGTTCACCGATGAGTTACTATCGTTTCCGATTGGCCACCACGACGACGGCGTAGACGCTGAGGTGTATGCATACATGGTTAGCCAACGTAAGAATACGCTGATGGCATATTGAGAAATAAGTAAAACTTTTCTCGTAAACTTCGAGCGGCCATACTAAAACCGAGGTAAGGTTACGTTATGAATACCTCACTTCGCTTCGATTCCGGTTATTGTGCATGGATTGACAGTACGACCAACCCGATGTTTATCGTCCGTAAAGACGAATCTTTCTTCTCAACAGAAAACCTTCCGGCTTGTTACAAGGAAATTCGCACACTGGCCGCTCGTGCATTGCGGACGCATCGCATTACCGGACAGCAAATCTTCAGCATTTCCCATGCCGGCTTCGCCGCTATTGTTTCCATTGACGCGGATGGAATTCTTGTTGACACAACTGTTACCGATTTCTACATTGGTAATTTCTGGTTCGCAATCAACTAAGGAGAAGTAAATGACAACCGAAAAGTATTATCGCAAAGTCGCTGGTAAACAAGGCATGAATACTTTCATTACTCCGAAGTTGGACCTCGTGGCCACCCTCGCGCTCGTCGCCGATGTCTCTAAGCGCTTTCGCTTTCAGCAGACCTTCACCGATATCACATCACTTACTGAGCCAGAATTTACTTGCTTTACCGTTTCCTTTTTCAACGGTGAATGTGAAAAGCATGATTTTGCTTTTACCGACCGCAAGTCCCGCCGTCATTGCCAGATTGTTCTTTCTACAGTCGATGGTCTGGATGGAATCTCTTACGAAATGTACGTTTATGATGGTAAAAAGCGCGACTTTTGTGCTTGGAAAATCGACTACGTCGCATTCCTTTACATCCGCGCTCTTATCAAAGATGTAGACGCTAATGTGCACACTATGTGGATTGGCCGCTGAGGAAGGAACCGGGAGGTTGTCGGCGGCCGATGACCTCTCAGAAAGAATTAATATGAATACCACCACCCGAACCGAACGATTTTATATTAGCCAAGGCTATCAGCAGTGGACAGCCAAGGCTGAGGAAATCAGCGACCTTGTTATTGCCGCCGTTAACGCTTTCTTTGACGATGAAGAAGCGATGTCCGGTTGGGGAACCGAGTTCTCGACGAAATATTGTTGGGGACCAAAAGACAACTCTTACGTCGTCACATTCCACCACCACCACATCGACGGCTTGGTTAATTATTTGGAATTCAAAGGCGATGATAATCCTCAAATTCTCGTGTCCGACACCAGCATTAAAGTCTACGGCGGCCGCATGAATGCGTTACCGACCGCATTCTAAATAGCCGCTCAGCCAATATAGGTCGAACCATCCGGTTCGGCCTTTTTCTTTTTAGCGTCTTGCTGCTACGTTTTTCTTTTTAGCGTCTTGCTGCTACGTTATGTTAGAAAGTTTTGCGTAAACTCGAGCGTTATGTCAAAACTAACGGTAAAACAAGTCATGATTACTTTCACCTACCAGATGGCTCGCGAAACTGCACTGTCCGTCGACGTGCAACTCGCGTTCGACCAAATCCTCGCCAAGCACGTTGTAGCCAATGCTATCGAAATCTTTACCGCTGTTGAAAACGCCGTTCGCCATGCTAATGGTGATTGCCACCGCGCTATCGGACCGGTTCGCGCTGAGGTTTCTAAACTTGTCGACATCTTCCCTTCGGTCGACCTGCACATTTATCAAGAGTGCCACGCAATCGTGGTCCGCATGCTTCGCAAGATTGCCATGGAAAACCGCCACAACGAATCATCTGACATCGCTATGAACTGTGTCGACGCGCTTATCGAGCAGACGTACGGCCGACTGTAAGAAAGTAAAAGGGCCGGCTAATTACCGGCCCGAAAGGAATACCAAATGGAACGATACGCACGATTACTAGACACCAAGACACACCGCAACGGACTACGCAAGCCGACGAAGCACGTAACCGAAGCAGAGAAACTTATCATCGACCTTTTCTTTGAAAAGAAACTCAACTGCATCGAATCATGCGACACATACACGCGGTTTAGCGTCAAAGTAAACCAAGAGAAATACATCATTACGCATTCGCACTGTTACGGAATTACGAATGAACTTATTATTAATGTTCCGGCACACTTTGGCGCAACACGACCTCTAATCGTTATAGGAGGGAGGTTATTGGCCGGCCGGTAAATTACCTGCTGTCGCAGCAAAATCGTCAGGTTGGGCTATTTCGTAGCAGCACAGGAGGGTTAGGCCGAGTGGTCTATCCCTCCTTTTTGTGCGATACTCCTTACATGGGAATTCTCGATTTCTTCAAGGCATACGCGAATCCATCGCAACCAGTACCGAATCCGCTAAACCAAAGCCGCGACAACTTCTTTACCGGCTACGGCAACGGGCAATTCATGTCGCTACTGAGGAGAACATTACCGGGAAGCCAAAAAGACTGGTCGCGCATATCTGGCGACTTATTGTTGAATTCAGTAGTAGCGGTAGGCATAGATTGGTACATTCGTAATTTCCCACAAGCCATCGCAGAATTGCGTTTACCGCTCGGAAATGGTGAATACGAAACGGCCGAAGACCATCCGGTACTCACGCTTATTAATGAACCGATGCCGGGTCTAACATCTACCCTTGTTTGGGGTTGGGTTATCACGGACTACAAAGCGTTTGGTAACGCTTTTGTCCGTAAGATTCGCACATCCAGCCGCGGTGAAGTCGTCGGTCTGCAATATCTACCTCAGGACATGGTAAGGCCGGTCGGCGACGGCGTAACACCGACAACGCATTACGTTTATTCGACCGATGGCCGCCAATACGACATTCCTGTAAATGACATGATTCACTTTAGGTATGGAAGAGACCCGGCCGACATTCGTTTAGGTCGTTCACCTTTGCAGGCAACACTACGTGAAATCGCCGCGGACAATATGGCGAGCGCGACCGCTTACGGAATGCTGAGCAATGGCGGCATACCATCTATCCTAATCGGCCCGGATTCTAACAACAACGCCGATAATATATCCCCAGACGATGCGCGAACTATGAAGCGCGCAATCAAGGAAAACCTAACGGGTGACAATGCCGGCGGTGTCGTCGTAATGACCGGCGCGTACAAGATGGATAAGATATCCTTTACGCCGCAAGAACTCGCACTTGATACTATCCGCCGATTGCCTGAGGAGCGGATTTCCGCCGCGCTCGGCCTAAACCCAATGGTCTTGGGATTAGGCGCCGGTTTAGAACGGTCGACATACTCTAATTACGAATCCGCTCAGCAAGCCGCGTGGGAAGATGGCATGATTCCTACCTTGCGCGTTATTGCAGACACATTGACGATTAGCCTTCTACCGGACTTTGGTGACACAGACGCATACATTGCATACAACTATGACGATGTCCGCGCACTCGGTGACGATTACGATGCCATGGCTGTCCGCGCTGAGCGCCTGTTTAAAGTAGGCATTATCGACCGCGCACAAGGTAAACGCATGGTCGGCATCGAACCGGACGCCGCAGACGAAGGCATAATGTTTTCGTCTGGTGCGACACCATTGGCAGGTGAGGCAACTGGAGTCCCACAAGGAACTAAAAGCGGCCACGAGGTGCCGTATTACAATCGCCCTTTTTACGGGTTCGAGATTCTTCCGGAAGAATAACTAAAGCGACCGGGCAAGACGCCGACATCTATAAGGCCGTTGCCAAGTTCCGCAATTCACTTACCGCTCGCGAAGCGGATACGGTGAAGCGGCTTCGTGGCGTTTATGGCGATTTAAACTTTGTTACCAAACAGGAAATACAACGCCTAGAGCGGAAGATAAAGCAACAAGAAGACAACGGCGTTCCACGAACCGTTGTTCAGGAACAAACGCTCCTGTCGCTTCAGCAAACCATCGCCGACATTCAGAAAGCGCTAACCGGTATCGCTCCAGCCGCGCAATCGGTGATAGAAGAAGGCCGCGAAAAGATAGTCCGCACGGCTAATGATAGTTCGAGCAACGTCGTAACATCATTACTTCCAGACGGCGTCGAAACCGAAGCCGTTTTCTCGCGCCTAAACGAAGGGCAAGTTCAGGCGTTGGTGGCATCGCTCGATTCGGGTCCGCTCGCCGATACGCTTGCGGCTATGCCGAACAATGTCGGTCAAAGTCTTGCCGGCTTCCTGACAAATAACGCCGTCCGCCAAATCAACCCTAGGCAATTGGCGCGGGAGTTTTACAAGCGCTATCAGGATGTTTCGCGTCAGCGTGTCGAGGTAATCGCTAGAACCGAACTAATCCGTTCGGCCAGAGAGGCCCAACGCGATATTTACGAGCAAAACGACATCGTTATGGGCTACGAACGCCAAGCCGCTCAGGATGGCCGCGTGTGTTTAGGGTGTCTCGTATTGTCTGGAAAGGTGTACAGCAAAAACGAAATCATGCCGTCACATCCAATGTGCCGCTGTGTAATGTTGCCTGTATTACCAGACCCGTCATGGTTTACCGGTAACACAAGCAAGCCGATTCCTAAATACACGGCTATTGGCCCAGATGAATTAATGGCCGGCATGGACGAAGAAGAATTGTTGGCTGTATTTGGGCCGACACGTTACAAGCAATACAAAGAAGGAAAAGTAAAACTCGATGCTTTTGTCGGCGTAAATGAAAATCCTCGTTGGGGACCTCAGGTAAACATAAAACCGTTACGCGATGTCGACGGCACAGTAACGCTACCACCGGACGCACCACTACACATTCCTGTGCGGCGTCCAGACTTAAATAAGCCAAAGCCAAATAAACCGGTTCCAGTACCTGTGCCTCCGGTAACGCCTCCGGTAACGCCTCCTGTACTTCCACCGATAACACCTCCTGTACTTCCACCGATAACACCTCCGACAATTCCTGTGCCGCCTAAGCGTAAACCCGGCCGGCCACCAACTCCGAAACCTCCGGTCGCGCCTCCGGTTCCTAAACCCGTGCCAGCGCCAAAGCCGGCCCCGACTCCAAAACCTCCTAAGGCGCCTCCGGCTCCTAAACTGCCTCCGGCTCCTAAACCGCCTATCGTGACACAACCGACTGCTTCCGGCAAACCTTCGCCGCAAAGTAAACGATTACGAAAAACAACGTTAGGCAAACAAAGCGATGTCAATCCTTATCGCTTCTGGGACCCACAAGCCGGACGTTATGTTCTAGATGGTGGCAAATGGATGGAAGATTTCGGTGAGGAAGGCCGGAAATTACTTGCGCGCCAGCAAGAACTCGTTCGTGAAGACATGGAAATGTACCGAGACACCGAGGCGCAGAAAGACGCCTTGCGCGTAAAACTGCAGAAGGGCGAACTCCCTTATGATGAATGGAAAAAACTAACTGAGGAAGTGCGTCAGAAATACATCGATGCGCGTGACGTGAACCAAGCCAAAAGAGACGCACAGTCAGAAGAATTCAAACTAAAAGTTTGGGATTCCCTAAAAGCGCATACGCGATTCGGTAAGAATACAGAAGTACTTTATTATGATGGCAAAGGTGTTCCGGGAACGGCTAATGCAAAAGCGTTAAAAGCGAACTTAGACTTGTTATTTAATATGGTGGAAGACCGCCAAATGCGGCCGGTGAAGTGTTACGGCGGACCTTTAGCCAATTCAGATGCAGGTTGTGGAGGATTTCAGACAGATAAGGCCGCTCATTCTGAAGTTCACGCACGAATTTCTTGGCCGGCACGTGACAAACGAGAACCGCGGTTAGCCGGCCGTGAAGTTGCTTGGCATGAATTCACACACTTTTTACATGGAAACACTGATAGTTCCCGGCCCAATTCGCTGATAAGCGGCACCGGAACTTATGCCGAAGCAGTGAAGTTATGGGACGAACTGACGGCAACGATGAAAATCGGTAATCATTGGTTTGGTCGTGGATACCAAGATTTCGCAGATATTACGCGCAACTATGGTGGTCGAGTTTATGATTGGGAGAAACGGCCGAACGGCGCTGGATTAGAAATGCTAACGACGATGACAGAAGTTTTGCATGGTAATCCAATAGATATGTTTCGCAATAAAGACAGTGAGAAAGTCGCTCAGTTCTTGTTAGAATATATATTATGATGTACGCCACGGCTACCGGTTACGGAGAAAACGTAGAACTGCACTACGATTCAAAGACGAATAAATCATTCTTATTCGGCGACAATATCTTAAAAACATTCATAACGGAACAAAGCGTAGAGCCGCAAGATTGGCCTCCAGATTACAATGAATCTGTTATGTTGCCACCAGATAAAGTTTTCGCCCAATTTGTTTTATCCGAACTTGTCGGAATGATACAAGTAACATGGCTTAAGCCGCATCCCGCGTTAGTTCGCGTCGACAATGAAGTTGTTTAGGTATGGGATACTAATAACATGGAACTAGTAGGATATTACGGCGACGCAATTAAGGCCGACGATAACGGTGTAGTATCTGGATATTTAGTCCGATACGGCACACCGGCGGAAACCGATTTGGAAGGCGATTACTTTACTAAAACCACCGATTTTGGATTTCCTACTGAGGATAAAGTGCCGCTAAATCTTTATTACCACCACGGTATGGATAATGCAATTGGCAAACGGCCGGTTGGTAAAGGGTACGTCATGGCCGATGAAAAAGGCCTTTGGTATCAAGCACAACTAAATATGGCTGACGAATATGGCAAGATGATTTCCGACCTTGCTAAAAGCGGCAAACTTGGATATTCTAGCGGCGCCGCGGCACACATGGTGGAACGTAAACAGATTGGCTCAGCGCACGAAATCACGCGTTGGCTAATCGCCGAAGCAAGTCTCACTCCAACACCCGCTGAGCCGAAAAACACAGTCAAATCATTGGATGCGCTAATTACCGATGGCAATGTAAAAAACTCCGACATGGGAGAATCTGAAGACCCTGAAATCGAAATCCCACCGGTAGTCGGTAATCCTGCTGGTTGGGCATCATCGGTTTACGATGGCGCTAAAGAATACATGTTCCATGAACACATAGAACACCTGTACGAAATTATGTGCGAAGCGTTGTACACTATTGGTGAACAGCCGGGTCCGCTTACTGATTATGTCGGCGCAATTGTCGATGAATTCGCAAAGCGGGTCAAAGAAACGTCGTCTATGATGGATGACAAAAGTGTAATGAAAGCGATTCGGCACACAATGCCGGACACATTACGATTGACGGAACACCGTTTGCGGGAAGTTTTCGGTGTAAGTCGGTCGGCCGCCAAGCGATTGGCACCAACGGTCTATGGGAATCTGCGGGAAGTAGAAACGGTGACCGAGATAGCGGATGTAGTGACCGTCGATGAAACGGCGGATATTGAAAGAACGCAACTCCAAATCGTTCTTAGAGAGAGGATTGGCAGATGAATATTCAGGCACTAACAGAACGCCGTCTTACGTTGCTGGCCACGGCTAAAGAAATGGCCAACGATGAGAAATCCACGCTGAGCGAAGTCAAATCACTTATTGCACAAGCGGACGAAATTGAAGGCAAGATTGACGCGATTAAGCGTATCGGAGAACTTTCACCGACACCTAAGGCTGAAGAAGTAAACCAACCGTGGAAGACATTCGGCTCCATTAAAGCCAAGGATGTTTTCAGTGGTGGCAACGACGATGCCAATTACAAGGCGTACACTTTTGGCCGCTTTTTGATGTCGCTTCGTGGCGACCAGAAATCCACCCGTTGGCTCAAGGATAACGGACACATCAAGGCTAACAGTGAAGGCACAGAAAGCGCCGGCGGTTACACGGTTCCTGTAATCACGTCGCCTGACTTGATTTACTTGCGTGAATCATTTGGTGTCGTTCGACAGAATGCGCGCATTTGGCCGATGTCCGGTGACACGCTTTTGGTGCCAAACCTGACCGGCTCAAGCACCGTGTACCACGTTGGTGAAAACACCGCGATTACGACAAGCGATTTCACGTTCGACCAAGTTCTTTTGCAAACGCTTAAGTTGGCCGCGGTCAACCCGGTTAGCCGTGAACTATCGGAAGACACGATTATTGATTACGCCGCAATGGCCGCCCGCGACTTCGCGGTGAAGTTGGCACAACAGGAAGACATCGATTGTATTATGGGCGACGGTACCGCTACATTTGGTAGCGTCACCGGCGTTCTTAACTCGGTCTTTGCACCGGCCGGTTCACCTGCAAAAACAAGCATCGCATCACTTGTTCAGGCCGACCTTGGTTCGGTTGCCGCCAACAAACCATCGCTTGCAAACGTTCGCAGTATGGTTGCCAAATTCCCAATGTATCCGGGTGCGAATCCGAAGTGGTTTATGCATAAGCAGTTTTGGTACGATTGTATTGCGCCGCTTTTGGACGCGCTGAGCGGGAACTCCATTCTTGACATCCAAAACGCTTACGGTGCACAACCAACGCTTTACGGATATCCGGTGGTGTTCTCACAGGTAATGCCGCGTGGATTTACAGGCAACGCATCTAAACCGCTTATGACCTTTGCGGATATGAATCTGGGAACCGCGTTTGGCGACCGCCGGTCAATTACAATTGATATGGCCGACCAAACCCGATTCTTGGAAGACCAATATTTGTACAAAGCAACCGAGCGGTTTGCGTTCAAGTCGTACGATACCGGTAACGTAACCGCAACGGTTGCAAACCAAATTCCGGGATGCCTTATCGTTATGGCGGCACAGGGTACATAATCCGCTGTAACACACACGATAAAGGCCTCCAGAATAAGAATCTGGAGGCCTTTTGGTCGTCACCGGAAAGTTTACCGCTAGGAGATGTTTACTTCCTGTGGGAGACCTTGTGCGGCTTCCATCTGAAGTTCTACTTCTACCATAAGTTCAGTAAGCGTTATGTCGAGCGCCTTCGCAATCTTTTGCATAATTACAATGCCGACAGCGCGGCGGCCAAGTTCGATGTCCGTCATGTATGTCCGGTTTACGCCGGCCTTGTAAGCGAATGTCTCCTGAGCGATTCCGCGAACATTCCGAAGGCGCTTTATTGCGCGGCCAATAGCGATTTCGACTTCTGTACCCGGACTTAGTTTCTTTCCTGTCATTTCTTTCCACCTCTCTTGATGTTCCCTTTGTCAAACAAACGTGCCACGACTGTCGTACCGGTCGGACTAGCCTTTGGGATAAAGGCCCAATCAATAGGCTGACTACGAAGTTTGCTTTTGGCTTTCACGATGCGCTTGTTAGGTTTCATTATGCTTCTCCTCAGCCGGTGATTCGCCGCACCGGCACGGGTCGCTAACACTATATTCGGGTAAAACTAATGCGGTCCCTGAAACCCGCCATGACATCTTTGCATAGACTTATGGCTGTAACGTTTCTGGCATCAAGGCCCAAGTCGCTCGTAGCGAACGCTTCAATGATAAGAAACGCTGAGCGCACAATGTCCGCTTGGTGTGTGCGATGTTCAGAGCGAATAACAACTTCCACCACATCGGTATTTGGTGTCCAACTGTCAAGTGTTTTCAGCGCTTCGGCCGCCATAATAAAGGCGTCCAGTTCTGCTTCCATTCGCTTTTTATACGCATAACCTTTAGCGTTTTCTACCTCGAATGTGTCAGGGACGGCAGTGCTTGTTTCTAGCCTTTGCCAATAACGCGACATCAATTCCGACTTTAATTCATCTCTTCTCATTTGCTTCTCCTAATCGGGGAAGGCTTAAACCTTCCCCAATCCCTTTCATCAAACTGCGTCGACCATGGTCCAACCAGCCGCGTTTATCGGCCGAGTGGCACGATGACCATTGTAATATTCCACTTCGTACTCAGTAACCGTCTTGCCGGACAACATGAATAAGTAAGTGCCGCGGCGGACCTTAGCACCGAGCAACAGGCATTCGCGGCCGCTTGGGTCACGAAGGACAGAACCGGGCAATATAAAACCATGCTTAAGGTGTGCAACGATTTTGGCAACACCGAGCAGGTCGAGTTCGTAGTACATAACGTCACCATCAATAGCGTGGCGAATCTCATACTTTACTTTGCGAGCGCCGCCGTGTCCGGAGTAACCGAGTGGGCGAATCTTAATGCCGACGGTGGAGCCGGTCGCTTGCACGAAGTCGACGGCTAACTGGGAGAGTGATGCGTGTGTCATGACCTGTTTTACCTCGGTATAACCGGGTTCGCTCGAACTTTCGTGAAAAAGTTTTATGATTTACTGAAAAAGAAAAGGCCTACCACTTGGTAGGCCTAATAATGGTTATCGTTGCCGCTCAGAATTGTTTGTTGAGTACAGCGACGCCGTTATTAAGCGCATGCATATACGCTTCAATAAAGTCATAACCTTTCTTATCAAGGTCATGAGCGTTTACCTTACCGGCTATTATGTCTTTTACAACAATGACATAACTGCCGTCGTATTCGTGATGTGCAACCCACCATTCACAACGATGGCACGTTTCATTATTGGTAATTGTCTGGTGAATAAACGTGTTTGCGTTGTCACCGTTGTTGTAAATTCGACTTGTGAAGTTTGGTTTAAACGCCGGCTTTGTGACGCCGTCCCATCCAAAACGCTTGCTGAGCGCGCTGACCAAGTCGATGGCTTCAAGGAAAGATAAAGTATTCATGTCTTGTTTTACCGTTATATAACCGGGTTCGCTCGAAGTTTAGATAAAAAGTTTTACATCTTTGTGGTTATGTCGGTGTGTGTGCGATACTCAATTTATGGGAATGACACGCGATTTGGCCTTACTTGAACTAGCGACGTTTGTAAATTCCGACCAATACCCGGTCGTAGACAGCGCGACGCTTGGAACGTTTTTAGACGATTACCGGCGGTATGCTACATGGACCGCATCGACGGTATTTAGCGTTGGTGACCGTGTCGTTCCGACGACACCGAACGGGAGGATTTACGAGTGTCGCGTACCCGGCACGAGCGCTACGACAGAACCGTCTTGGGCCTATTACAACAGTTACACTGGGTGGTATATAGCAGAAACAATATCTAACCCGTGTCTAACTTGGGTGGATGTCGGACCATCACAAACGGAAATGTACGATACCCGCTCAGCCGCGCGCGCGGTGTGGATTTGGAAAGCCGGTTATGTCGCGAATCAGGTCGACACATCCGAAACGCAAACTGAAGTTTCCCTCTCGCAATTGCAAAAACAATTTCTCGCAATGGCCGAACGATATCGCCCAATGGTGGTTTATGTATGATTTCACCGATGCTAAATAACGTCTTAGGCGCTTCTGTCTTACGTGCTATCGCCGGCGCTCAGGCAACAATCTACCGTCATACAGTGACAACGGACGGCCGCGGCGGACAAACTGAAACTTGGCGTGAATTATCTACGGTGCCGGCGCGATTCCGGAATAACGACGACAACGAACAGATGATAGGTGATAGTGTCCAATCGATTTCAACTTGGACCATGCTTTGCGACAGAAACGCGGATGTGATGGTTTACGACCGTGTCCGCTCAGCAACATTACCCGGATACTATTGG